GCTTCTATCCACGATGACGGCCCCGATGCTGATGAAGGAGCTATTTGGAAATTGCAAAAGCGTGGATTTATATCTCAATTTCCTGCACGTACAGGACGGAAGAGACGCAATTCAAAAAAAGGATATTAACCATTTTAAATTTAATATTATGAACTATTTATTTTTTATCGTATCCGTGCTTCCTGTTATCGCAGGATTGAAATTATATGACCTTTTCAGGTCGAGTTACGAACATTCAACCGGTGCAAAAAGGCTTCATTATGAAGTTCTGTGGCATGCTGCCGGCTTTTGGACAATGTGGTTGACAGTAATTGTCAATGCTTTGCTGTGGATTCCTTTTCATATAATCATCATTAATATCCTATGGATTGCCGCTCTTGGGTGGTTTGGTATGAACACAGTCTGGAATCTATATCATGGTGCTGCCTGGCTCTATCCCGGGAACGGACAAGGAAACGTGCTTGAGTGGTGGACTTACGATATTGCAAAATGGGTTCACCTCCCTTTCAAATGGGTAAAAATTGGTATTAACTTCCTGCTTTTAGCTGCAGGAATAATCATTGCAATATGTTTCTAACTGATGATGACTACAAACAGCTCATCACCCCCGAAGATTTGGAGGTGGTACAGCAAGCTGACATTAATGTACGTCTAATTGCCGAAACTGCAGCAACTGAATATTTCAGCGGATTTCTGCGTGGGCGGTATAATGTGGAAGAACTGTTTAGCCTTACCAAAGGCGACCGCGACCCTGTACTCATTCAATTTCTAATTGATGAAGTGCTATATACGCTTCATAGCTCACTGCCCGGCAATATGATGCCTGAGATACGCAAGATACGTAAGGAAGAGCTTGATAAATGGCTGCTTAATGTGCAAAAAGGTATTGTACAGCCAAACTTCCCAACCCTTAACTCGGATACCGAAACCGATATTGGTAACCCTGTGAAATATGGAGGTAACTCAAAGCTGTCATCTACTTGGTAGGCTTAAAAATAATTTGAAACGCTTAAAACGAAAGAAAGAATGAGCTTATTAGATTTTTGGAAAAAAGAGGTGTCTAACGAAAAGAATTTCACCCATAAAAGAGACCGCCTTGAGCTGGTAAATTCCATACTGGAGAAAAAGAAAATGGTTATTGAGTTAAATCAATTAACTCAGTTATTGGCTCAAAACGAAATTGCCAACTGGAGACAAGCTAACCAACTGGCTCTTAATATTGAAAACCCAACACGGTTTCTGTTGTATAATATCTATTATGATGCAATGCTTGACGATCATCTGTTAGGAGCAATTCGTAACCGGAAGCTGAAAGTAATGCAGCGACGTTTTAAAATTGTTGATGCAAAAGGAACAGAAAATGAAGATCTCACACAATTGCTACAAAAGCGGTGGTTTAAGAAATTCATGTCGCTGGCATTGGATTCAATCTTTTATGGCCATAGCCTCATTCAGTTGGATGATATTATCAGGGATGATAACAACCTCCGGTTTTCCGATGTTGAACTTGTGCCCAGACAGCATGTAAAACCGGAATATCATGTTATTATTAAAGATGTATCCGATGAACCTAAACAAGGAAAAGACTACCTGAAACCCCCTTTCAGCGATTGGTGTATTCCGGTAGGCGATCCGAAAAACCTTGGTCTTTTGTTACCGGTTGCAAAAGATACCATCAGCAAAAAATATGCACTCCAGTTTTGGGATCAGTTTGCAGAGCTTTTTGGCATGCCAATCCGTATTGGAAAGAGTTCTACAAGGAACAAAAAGGATATTGATCAGGTAGAAAAGATGCTCGAAGATATGGGATCTGCTGCCTGGGGTTTGTTCCCTGAAGGAACCGAAATAGAAGTCGTAGAAACCAAACGCGGTGATGCATTTAATGTATATGACAAACGCATAGAACGTGCCAATACCGAAATGAGCAAAGCTATCCTGGGTCAAACAATGACAATGGATAATGGATCTTCAAAAAGCCAGGCTGAAGTACATGCCGGGGTTGCTGAATATATCTCCGAGGCAGATGCCGACTTTCTTCACGATGCGATAAATGATGATTTGTTGCCGGTGCTGATTGTACACGGATGGCCATTAACAGGCTATAGATTTGCGTGGGATGACACAACGGAATATACTCCTGATGAAATGCGACAGGTTGAACAGATGTTGTTAAATGAGTACGACATTGATCCGGATTACTTCATCGAAAAATATGGTATTAAAATCACCGCTAAAAAGCAAACAACAGTTCCTACCAACCTCGTTGCCGAAAAAAAAAAGCCTTTGATTCACCTGGTGAACCGTCCTGAGTTCCCGGAACCATGCTGTGATGATCATACCATTTTGTTGGCAGCAACAAAAAGGTCTGAAATAGACAATTCACTCATCAGGTATGTATGGGATAACCGCGATGAAACATACAGCTTTGATTATTTCCGGTGGTTGGCAGATGCCTATGTTGATGCTCTTGTAAGGGGATGGAAAGGAGAGAAAGCACTGAAACTTGGAAAGTTCAAAACTCCTGCAGATATAGGGCTTGATTATGCCGGTTCCGATGACATGACATTTAATATTATGGAATTGAATATATTCCGATTCTCAGCAGCAAAAAGTGCTGCTGCAGTTACCGAACTGAACCGACTGGCACGCGAGAATGATACTTTCAGCAAATTCCGTAAACAGGCCGAAAATGTTACCAAGCTGTATAACGAAAGTTATCTGCAAACTGAATATAACTTCGCTTGGAATACAGGCCATACATCAGCAGCTTATCACCGGATGATGGCACAAAAAGAAACTTTCCCAACTTGGATGTATCAAACCGCAGGCGATGCACGTGTGCGCGATGCGCACCAAGCGCTGCAAGGCAAAAAATTCAAGGCCGGAGAGATGGACAGCGTTTATCCTCCTAACGGATGGGGTTGCCGTTGTTATGTGAAACCATTGCAGGGAACTCCCGGGAAATTTACTACCGAAAAAGAAGCACAGGGCATACTTGCAAAGCATGGTTTCGACAAAAAAGGTGCGAGCGAATGGGATAGAATGGTTAAAAACAGGTTTAACGTAAATAGAGCAAAAACAAAGGTGATATATGATGAAGATAAATTTTATGTGAAAGAGCAGCTTGGCACCAAACTTACATGGAAGGATCAGGAACTAAAAGCTTTTGCCGAACTAAATAAGGCTAAACTTCCAGAGGCAAAAACAAAACCACTTACTACCGATGAGGCTTTAAATTATCTCTCCAAAAGAGAGAATATCTTTTCGGATTACAGTGGAAGAAAAATAGTATTGAACACTAAAACATTGAAAGCCCATAACAAACCTAACAGGCTTGAACTTATTACATCATTAAACAAGATATTGGCTGCTCCCGATGAAGTTTATATGGGAGAAAAAGGCTCTAACAATGCCATTCAATTACGATATATTAAGTTCTATAAAGACAAACCAATAGTGGTAATAAGTCAAATTGATGATTCAGGGATGCAGATTAAAACTTGGTTTGAAGCAGACAAAGAGAAAATTGACCGCTATTGGAGACAAGGAATATTAATTAAAAAAACCGGTTATTAGGGATTAGTGCTCTATTGAGGTCATGCCCATTGATAACCGGGTTTTAATTTGAATAGATTGCAAATATACAACATAATATATCAAAAGTCAAGTAAAAAATGAAACCGGCATTTACATACAAAGGACGACCTTACAGCTTTGCTGAAGTACACCGGCATTGGCTCAGGAACAAAGAGCGCTTGATGCCAGTACTGGGACAGGAAGCCGTGAACTTCTTCAAATCGCGGTTCCGTGCCCAGGCTTGGACTAACAGGTATGCAAAAAGATGGAAAAAACGTAAGCCTCCCGATAAAAAAGGACGTGGTAGGGCAATACTTGTAAAAAGCGGGCAGTTACGAAACTCTATTCACGTGAAAAGCTGGAATGGCCGGCAAGTTATTGTCTCTGCTCCCAAAAGCTATGCTGCTGCACATAACGAAGGTTTCAAGGGTACTGTAAACGTGCCACAACATACAAGACGCATACGTGGACGTGTAGCAGTTTCAAGCCTGAAAACACGACGCACAAGCAAACGAACGGTTACTGTAGGTACAACTACAGTAAGAGCACATAGAAGGCGCATGAACCTGCCGCAACGTCAATTTATGGGCAATAGCGAAACCATGAGCCGCCGGTTTGATAGAACAATTATTAAAGACATTGATAAATCATTTGAGTTATGAACTTTTTAGGACAATTTTATACCGCACTTGCAGATCGTTTGTTGAACATAAAGGATGCTGACAAAATAAGTATTATTAAACATATTGATTTTTGGAACCAGCAATACAACGAAGATTATAAAGAGGTTTTTGGTCATCCGGCAGTATTCCTCGAGTACAAATCAATACCGTTCAAAACGATTGGGAAACATAAGCAGCTCGCCACAATGCAATTCGATTTGCATGTAGCCTCAGCAACGAAAGCGAAGAGTAGCATGGAAGCGCAATTTACTGACCGGTTCCTGCAGCACCTCGAGCTACTCGACCTTATCAATTTTTGGCTTACAGGCTGGAATGGTGATTTTTTCGGGAGTTTGACCAGGACAGCACTTACTCCGGATCATTATTATGGCGATGTTATTAAGCATATTATCAGCTATCAATGCACGGTTAATGATGTAAGCGCTATGCATACCTATACTAAGATAATGGGGGATATATTAGTGGTAGAGATTTAATATCTCCTAACTTTAAATAAAAAAAGCCCCTTATTCAGGGGCTTTTTTAATTAGAGTATCTCGCCAAGGGCTTTAATCAAGCCGTGCAAGTTTTTGTAATGATACAATACGATGTCCCGGTATTCTTCAGTTGTGCCATCAAAACCATGTATTATATAGCTTTCAAACATCTCTTCCAGCGTATTGTTAAAGTTTGTCGGCTCATCAATACAAGTAACATGTTCGTGTACAGCTTCGTAAATAGCTGTCATTTCGGCTACAGTTACTTCACTCATGATGTGCCTCCTTGTTCTTTTTCAACCATTATAGTTAGTAATCTCTTGGCATCGGTACTAATTTCTTCGAGTATATCGTACATTATTGAACCATCGCCATAGGATACCGTGCACCATTGCATTGCAGCATCAATCTTTTCTGATAAAGAAAACATTACAATTGCTGTAGTTTCAGAAGCCGGTTTAGTTGTTATATTATTCTTACTCATTATACAAACCCTCCTATCAGTTTTGGTGTACCAAAATCAAGCGGAAGTACCGGTTGCATATCCTTAATACTTTCTCTGTGAACTTTTGCAGAGCGGCTAATTTGCATCAGTTGCTTCATTTCTTCGCTGGCATGCCATATCCTATCGACTTTTATAAAATGGTTAGGATAAACCTTGCGCCTGTAATAAAGGCTGCCACCGCTTTTATAGCCTAATGATTTGGCCAGTTTGGCAAAGGGATAAACCTTTCGGCCATTAACTTCGCGACTGTGTACGCGGGTAGGAATGAGCAGCGAACCCGGGCGGCTCCGCCTTGCCTCCTTTTCAACCTCAATAAAATAACGTCTCGTTAATTTACCAATTTCACTACGCTCAACCATGGCCAACTCTTTGGCCATGTCAAGGGTGATTTCGTAATTAAGTGCTTTTCTGCCTCCGGTACTTTCGCTCAAATTTGCGCTAAAGTCTTTACTCTCTTCAAAACCAAATTCTTGTATTCTTCTACGAATCCAATCTCTAAATGGTGTTGAAATTTGTAATTGTTTGTGCAATTGGCGACCATCAATGGTAGGCTCACCATTGTCGTTTGTAACAATTGCCAATTCTGTTTTTGGCAGTAAGTTGCCGGCTTTTTCCTGTGTTGACATAACAAATAATTTTAATTAATAAAAAAGCCCGGATGTGTCAACACAGTCAAGTCGGTGCTTGAAGGGTTTGGAGGCCTTACGGCAACTCCCATCCGGGCAAATCTTAAATAAACTTCATTGATTTGCACCTTTTAAACTATGTTGACAGATGCAAATATACAATATTTTTTTTATTTGTCAAGTTTAGTAAAACCCAAGTTTTAAATCACTGCCTGTTAAATAGTATTTAGCCTCATCATTTTCCATTTGGGGGTAATTCCCCGTTCTTATAACTCTAATGTATGTT